GCAACTGATTCGCATTGCCGCATTAACGCACATTCATTGTGCGAAAATATGGGAGGACCAAAACGCGAACGCGGGGCGTCCTGATATGGCGAGCGGCAGGGAACCGGCGTATGGTGAGGGCGTGGATTTTTTCACGCGACACGCGGTTTCGCTGCCAAGACTTTCATCGGGACGAAAGGCGTTAGACCTCGCTATGTCAAAAACCTCCCCACAAAAATTCCGCAAGCTCACGCGCGAAGAAGCATCAAAGCTCAGCGTGAGCTACTCCGCCAAGCGTCGCGTGGATGCGTCGTTAACGCACATAACAAAAAGGACAAAGCTCTGGACCGATAGACAAGTCGCAAATATTCATATTGCTGAAAAGACACAAGGTAAGAATAAAACAAAAGAGGCTTATACTAAAGTACGCCAGTATAAAGATGATTACTCAATACGTTACTTGAATGTAAAGCCTCGCGATATACCAGCAATCGTTAAAAAAGCGAAAGGCCATACAACGCAAATCATGGCCTATGGCTCCTCGAATGTTCGCGAATATGGCAAAGCTGGCGATTTAAAATTCCACGCCACGCCGTCGATAGGAGAAGGCGAGTTGAAAGAGCATCTGGACCGCATGGGCTTTGGTATCAAAGACGACGAACAAGACGACGAACAAGACGAATATTTCGGGCGCGGCCTCCTAGGGTTTAGCTCCGAAAACCCCCCATCCCGCATTGATATACGTATCCGCATGGCTAAAGCATCCAATCCACCGCCCAAAGTACTAGCGAAGCGCGAGTATAAAAAAGCGAAGCGGTCGAAACATTCCAAAGTCCGGGGCAAGTAATTGGTAAACACCCGCTGCTTTGACCGCACGCGCCCGCAAACCGCGCGCCGGTCTTTTCTCGTCGGTTCATTCGACACTGAAACAGACCGTTTCGGCGACGAAAGAAAGCGCGACGATGGTACTGTAGCAAATATAAAAGAAGTCGTAAAAATCTGTACGTTCCATCACGAAACCTTGGACGGGCCGGGAAAGTTTGATAATGTTTCAGACTTTTTAGAACATATACTCTGCGAATGGCCTGAAAAAGTCTTGCGTAGAACAATCTGGTATAGCCATAACGCCGAGTTTGATTGGCGGTTTATACTTGCTCATTTTAAAGAATATGATGATTTGTATGAGGTTCGCGCGAAGGAACGCGCAAAGAATACGTTCTACGAGCTGGAAATCATAAGTAAACAAACCGGGAAGCGCGTAACCCGCTTGCGTGACAGCATGGCTTTATTCGGTTTTGGTCTTGCTCAGTTTACAAAACAATTCGCGCCGGAACTGGTGAAACAAGATATTGGTTTGTCCTATAAATCCTTCAATCGGAAAGACCCGGCACATATCGAGTATGCCTTAAACGACGCAAAGTCGCTCGTCGTCGCCCTACTTAATTTCGATAAAACGATTTATGGACTTTTTGGCGTCCACATCAAAGGGACCATATCGGCGACGGCATATGCCGCGATGAAATGCAAACTCCCTGAAGGCGAAGTGTACTGGCGTCAGTCTCAGTCAACTGAGGAAACCTTGCGCCTGTCCTATTACGGCGGGCGCGTGCAGATCAACGCGCCTTTGTCAGTACCGGAATCGAACGTAACCACATTCGACATTAATAGCTCATATCCTGCACAAATGCGCAAAGGCGTACCGAAAGGCAAAGCTCATTCGACGCTTAAATTTCATGATGGCAAACCCGGCTTTTATCTCGCCGAAATCATCGTCCCTCATGACCTGCTGTTGCCTCCAATACCACTCAAGACAAAAACCGGCCTCGCCTTTCCCACAGGTGTGTTTGAAACATATTGTTCGTCAATCGAGTTAGAAAGAATAAAAGCCTTAGGTGGATCGTTTAAAGTTATAGAAGGCCTATATTTTCCCGAAGGTCTAACATTTCCCTTTAATGACTTTATTGATCTTTGCGAAAAAACGCGCGCATCGTATAAGGGAACGCCAACAGAAACCGTCATTAAACTTATTCAAAACTCGGTTTATGGCAAGTTTGGAACCAAAACAGAAGGTCGTCAAGTCATCATATCTTTCGACAATTGTCCACCGGACGGATATGAGTGCTCAATAGACGACGATACAGGTTTCGAGATACCCTATTTATTTTTTAAAGAAGAGCCGCGCGACGCTGAATACATGCTCCCGCATTGGGCCGCGTGGATAACGGCCAATGCTCGCCTGACCCTAGATAATGGGATTGAAACGGCAGGCCGTGAAAATGTGCGATATGTCGACACCGATAGCTTACATGTGACGCCTGCTGGCGCGGCGCGCATGATAGAGGCGCATGACTTGATTGGGAAAGTATATGGTCAATACAAGCTCGAAAGCGTTGCGGTGGAGGAAGCCTATCACGGTCCAAAATTTTATACTGCAAAAACAAGCGAAGGCGAAATACACGTCACTGCGAAAGGCATACCAAAAGGATCATTGCGTGAGGCCGCAAAAGACGATCCACAATATAAAAGCAAGAAAGACAAATCAGAAAGCCTCAAAAACAGTCTACATGCGGGTGAACAAATCGAGATTGATTATATCTCCCCTACATCGCTCAATATGTTTTTAAAGACGAATAAAATATCTATCCTACGCAAACGCCGATCTTCAATCGCAGCACATTCGGCGGGGCACATTGTCGAAAATGGCTGGTTTCGACCTCGTCGGATTGCTTGCGTGTGAGTTTTATGGTTACAATGCCCTCAGCAATCAATGGTCCAATCCGGAGCAAATGACATGGCAAATCAGGTAGCAATTCCGTTTTTTTACAACCCCGATTTGGCGCCCGACGCGACCAGCGCGACGCAGCGGGCGAAATGCTTGCCTCTATCATTTAATTTCAATCAATATGGGGCAGGCAAATTTTTTCAGACTTATACCGCCGCATTGCAGGATATTGGTCTGGATGTTGTCCAAGGAATGTATGTAGACGCAAGCAACTCCCCTGCGCCGACAATCATCTATTTCAACGGAACAATGCAAACGATTACCATTCCGGCTTATACACAAGGCTACTATCGACCGCTCGTCGGAAATCAGCAACTTGATTTTACGATAACAAATTTGGCGTCAAACACCGCAAGGAACAATGATAACATCGTCTCTGTTATCTTTTTGAACGTCATGCCTGACACCGCGAACACTTGGACGACAAATCCCCAACTAGGAACGCCTTTTGCGGTATCCACCGTCACGTCCAATGCGACATGTAATTGCATTGCCACGAACCTGCCGGGGAGAACAACATTTGTGACCTCAGTTGTGGCGACGGCAACGGGGTCAACGGCGGGTCTCGCCAACTATTTGACGTTGAACTACATCGACTCCAACTCATCAAACGTCAATTTGCAATACAGTTTCGTTTTTCCGGTCGGGGTTTTGGTAGCAGCGCAACCGCTTGTCTTGAACTTCTGGCCTCCTCTTGAGGCCTATCCCTACTATGGTTTTCAAGCCTATTTGCCTGCCGGCGGCCCAGGCAATGCCTCCGAATGCGTTACCATTTCGGGCTACATCCTTTAGGGGCGAGCAATGGCTTATGTGCAGAGCATTGGCAATGCGAGCGTTCCGCGCGAGGGATCGAAGTCCGTTTTGCTCCCTTTCGCGTTTGCCAGCGGCGCGCAGACGTTGCAAGAAAACATCTCGCTCGCGTCATTTAACATGTCTTGCGTGCAATCGATGCTTATCGATAATTCGCAATGCCCCTATGCGACGACGGTCACACTGACTGCGACGGGGCAAAATGTTGTAACCTCCGCCAATTCGCAACAAATTGTCCCGGTTATCTCAAATGCGGTGGCGTTTAATTTGATCGTCTATATTGCGGGACCATCGACTTGCGTCGTCAATGTGTCGCTGATGAATTGTTATGTTCCGCCCGCGCAATGGTCATCTAATCCGGGGTCGGTATCGCCGGGCGGATTGAACTTGCAATATATCGTCCTGACCTCCGGCACGTCCTGGACGGTTCCGACCAATTGGATGGCAAACGGCTCGCAAATTCTTGCGATCGGCGCGGGCGGCAGTGGCGGATATAATTTAGGCGCGGGGGGATCAGGGACCGGGGGCGATTGCGCTTTTATCGTCAATGCTGCGCTGACGCCGGGCGCATCGATCCCCTACCAAATTGGATTGGCTGGCGGATCGGTCGGGGCGGGACCAGGTCCAACTGCCAACACGTGGTTTGAAAATGCTGCGACATTGATTGCGGCAGGCGGCGCGTCCGCTTCGGGATCGTCGAGCGGAGCGGCGTCGAGCGGAGCAAACTCGGTCGGCGCGGTCATCAATCACGGCGGCGCGGGATTTTCAGGTGGGGGCGGGGGCGGCGGGGGAGCAGGCGGTTTTTATGGCGTCGGCGCGGCCGGATCGGCTCTTGCAGGTGGAAATGCCGATGCTTCGCAAGGCGGGGCGGGAGGCGGATCGGCGGCACCTGGTGGAAGTGGTACCGAATTTGCGGGAGTTGGCTCGGGAGGCGGAGGGGGACCGGCGGGGCAAAATGGCGGTCTTTATGGCGGCGCGGGATCGGGAAATAAGGGGTCGAGCACTGTTGGGAGCGGCGCAAACGGCGTCATCATCATATCGTATTATCACACTTGAGGGGGTTAAAAAATGGCGAGTGGAATGGAAATGATGGTCGGATCGGTTATTCGGGCAATCGGGCTGGACCCGGAAAAAATCATGACGATGGCGAATGAATTACGCGAGGAAATCGGGCTTTTCATGGCGAAGCAAGACGCAATCGTTAATTCTTTGGCGACGATCAAGTTGCAATTGATGGCGATTGAAAACCGTCTCGGCGGGGCGGCGCAAGTCGTTTTGGACGATGATATGTTGCTCGGTTACGACGTCGCGCCGGAAATGGACGAAAAAGGCAATATCATCCAAATGACCAAAGAGGAGAGGACAACCGATGAGCGCTGAAAACGACGACTTTACTGCAGACGAAGTCAAGGAATTTTCCGATGGTCTTAAAGACCCGGAAGTCATCAAACGCATTGAAAGGTTTTCGGCATGGCGGACGAAGAACGATCCCTCGCAAATATCTTCCGAGGCGGAGGGAAGCCGGACGACGCCAAGCGCGCCCGTCCGCGAAATAACCCTCAGCGAACTGAAGGGGCTGATGAAAGACCCGCAAACGAAGTCGATCCTCAAAGCCTTGCTGGAAATGCCGGACGCGTTGGAGCAAGCGCTAACGGGGGAAACCCCGGAAGCGAGGGCAATGGACAAGAAAAACGAAAAGGCGGCTGGCCGAAAGGCAAGCCCCGAAACACCAGCGGCGGAAGTGGTCAAAATCGTCAAAAAGTGGATATAAGCAACGTTGATATTTCTGGCGTTGAAAAAACACTTTTGTCGATCCATACTCATCTGGCCGCGCTGACCAAAACGCCGGAATTGGAGCTGGAAAGCGATGAGGCGTCAAAACTGGCAAAAGCCGGTTTGAACGTCTACAAGCATTATTCGACCTATTTTCCACAAATCAGCGAAAAGCAAATCGACGTTGGCTTTGCGCTGACCGCGCTTTATCAGGTCTACGGCACGCGCCTTGCGGCCATTGGTCTACGGAAAAAAATCGAAGCGGAAATGGCGCGCGAAAAGGCGAAAGAGGCGATAAACCCGAAACCATTTGTAAAAACACCGCCTGGGTTTAACCCGCCTGACCCAATGTTGCATGAACCAAAATCAGCGCATTGATCGACATTCCCCCGTGTGTGTATATTGCGACACACGCGGGGAACAAATCATGAATAGCAATCAATTTTTGGCTCTTTGCCGGGCATTGGTTTCTTTTGGCGCGGGATCACTCGTTTCTTATGGCGTCATTTCGCAATCTTTCGAGCATGTGCTTGAAAGCGCTGCTCTTTTTGGCCTCTCGTCGGCATGGTCCTATTGGACGCATAAACGCAAGATTGGTCCCGACATGGGGGAGGGATAGAGCAATGTCTTTTCGGTTTCCCACATTGTCCGACCGTGTAACGATCAATGGCCGAACCGGCTCTGGCAAATCCGTCGCCGGCGCGTGGCTCTTGTCTGAGGCGGATTTTCATAAGCAACCATTTATCATTGTCGATATGAAACGGGAAAAACTGTTTGCCGCTGTCGAGCGTATCATCCCGATTGATTTGACGGACAAGCTCCCGACCGCGCCGGGTGTTTATATCTTGCGCCCGTTTCCGCATGAAACGGAAGAAATGAAACAATGGCTATGGAAAGTCTGGCATCAAACCCATGTCGGATTGTTTTTCGACGAGGGTTATCTCATCCCAGACAGCGACATTTTCCGCACATTGCTGACGACGGGACGTTCATTGCAGATTCCGGTTTACACGCTTTCGCAGCGCCCCTTGCATTTGCCCCGTTATGTCTTCACCGAGGCCGATTTTTACATGGCTTTTCATCTGAATGACAAGCGCGACCGCGATGTTGTGCGCGGTTTTACACCCGAAAATGCCGATTGGGATACAACGCGCCGGCTCAAACCGTTTCATTCGCGGTGGTATGATATTTCGCAGGATTTTACTGCAATCATGCGTCCTGTCCCGTCGCCCGATCAAATCATCAATCGCTTCGACATGCGATTGACGCCGCGGCGTAAATTCATTTGATATTGACAAGGACACAAAACAGGAACAATCTCGCCAAAATTGCACAACGGTTGTGCGCAAACGCGGGATCGTAAATGGGCGACGAACGCACCTACATCGGGCTGAATGCCGTCAACGTGATTACCATCACGTTGTGCGGCCTTCTTGGCTATGGTTTGCTTGTCGGGGCGTCAATGCTCTATAGCAAAATGAGCGGGAAGGCGCCCGCCAATGGATAATGTCCTGAATATGACCATCCTCGCCAATCCCATCAACTGGTTGATTGTCGTCATGATCTTGATATTCGTCGCCTATGGTGCGTTTGTCGTCTACTCCAACGCTTCGTTGCTCACGCCGAAAATCGGCTAATACTGGGGGTCACTTTATGGCTACGACTGCTCCCGCCGGTTCCGGCGCTTCTTCAGGCAACAATCAGGCGCAGGCGCGCGCCGCCAATCTCGCCGCGCGGCAGGCGATTGTTGCCAATTCTGTCGATCTCATTCAGCAGATTTTCACAACGACCATCTCTAATTATGTCGCCGGTCAGGCCTATCCCATCAACGTCCCCGTCCGAAACGTCGGCCTCATCAAGCGATTTTGGGTCGAAGTCCTCGCCAACGTGGCGCAGGGGGCGGCGGAAACGCAGACTAAATCGACGTTGGGGGGCGCGAACGTCTTTTCGCAGGTCATTTTGACCGATCTCAACAATCAGACGCGTGTTTCGACGACCGGCTGGCATTTGCATATGTTGGCGACCGTCCGCCGCCAGTTGGCATTCGGCGCGGCCTTTACCAATTCCGATCCGTCCGGCATCGGTCAGAATTGGAATTTGATGACGACGCCCTCGCCGGTCACGACCGCGCAGAACTTACGCTGGTTTTATGAGATCCCGGTCTCCTATTCGGACACCGACCTTTCGGGCGCGATTTGGGCCAATGTGCTCAATGCGACGATGAATTTGCAGCTGACGATCAACCCTAACTTTTTCGTCGCCTCCGGCGCGGACTCGGTATCCTCGGTTTACCAGTCATCGAGCGCGCAGCTTGGCAAGATCAATTCGATTGTGGTGACGGTTTACCAGAATTCGCTCGATCAGCTCCCTGTCAATCCTCAGACTGGTACGGTCATTCTGCCACCGCTTGATCTGCAATACGTCTATTTGCTCAATAACACGACCGTCAACGGCCTTGTGGCGTCTTCCGATCAGGCCTTGCCCTATGCCAACTGGCGTAACTTCCTTTCGACTTTCGTCGTTTACGATAACGCTGGTACGCTTAACTTGGGAACGGACATGAACTATTTGGCGATGCAGTCCGCCAACTTCACCAATCTTTTCAAGATGGACCCGTTCATGTTGTCGCTGTTGACGCGCACGAAAATCAATGATGACTTCGCGCCCGGCGTCTATTACGTCGATACTCGCTCGAAACCGATCAACACTTTGCAGTATGGAAACATGCAGCTTTTGGTCAATCCGAGCGCTGTGACCAATTCGACTTCGACTTTGCTTGTTGGCTATGAAAGCCTTGCTTTGCAGGGCGTCATGAACCAAGCCGGCTCGATTTTCCAGTCTTGATGTGACTTGACAGGTCGGGGAGCTGCAACATGAATACTTTCAAAAACTGGATTGCAGCCCCGTTCGCGGTGAATATGGATGCTTTCCATTGGTTTTTGTTTTATGGTCTTGTCCTTATCATTGCCCTGTCATGGCACATGATCGAGCGGGCCATTAAACTTTAGGGGTCGAACATGATCGGAAAAATTGTTGTCGCGCTTGTCCTCGTCTTGATTGGCGCGAGCTTCTCGAATACCATTCGCGGGTTTATCCCGATGCTTCCGAGCAAGTGAGGCGACACAATGGATAAGATCGGCGAAGGCGTCATTACGATCTTTACGGCTATTATCGGCGTGGCTATTCTGTCCATTCTGGTTTCGCCGAAAGCCAATACCTCCAACGTCATTCAGTCGATTGCGTCGGGTTTTGGCAACTCGCTGGCGGTTGCTCAATCGCCTGTGACCGGCAATGCCGTTAACATCAACACGTCTTATCCCTCGTCGCAGGGGTACGGGATGCCGCAGATGGGCACGGGCGGTTTGCCGACGTTTCAGTGAGGCCTGACAGGGGGATGATATGGATATTATCGATACGATTGGCGCGGCGGAAAAAATCTCGGACGATGTGGAAAAATTGTCCGCTGCCGTCGCTGTGGAAAAGCCGGACCTCGAAATCGTCGTCGCCGATCTGAAAAGCGCGGTTGAAAAGCTGGCCGGCGACGTTGCCAAAGTCATTGCGGCTTGGCCGTCCCTGACTGGCGAAGATCTCAAGTAAGGGGGCTGACATATGCTTGACCTTGGTTTTACGCGCGGCGATGGTAATATCCTGCCGCAGTCGCACAATGTCGGGCCGATTGTCACTCATCCCGATCTTGATGATCGGCGCGGCAATACGCGCGGCGCGTTTCATCCCGGCAATCCCGCTGGCTATGTGCCGTCTTGGCGCTTTGTCCAGCCGCCCGGTGTTGGCGATGCTCCTCAGCATGTTTTCGCGACCTTTTGCAATGTCCCTTGGGATATTCGCGGGGCGGGCGATAATCCCGCGTCTTATCTGCGCTCAACTTGCGCCCCGATCTGGCAAAATCAAGTCCTTATCAATCAGGGCGTTCCCGTTGCGGGCGGCGACTTGCTTTTGACGGGGCTTTATACTCCTTCCCCCGTGACTTCGCCCGGAAACGCGCCCTTTGGGGGTTCGGGACTTTAGCCAAGGCCTTTAAAAATGGAACGTTTCTGGGAAATTTGCAAAGAGCATCCTTGGGAGATCGGCGGCGCGGTCCTCGTTTGCGTTGTGCTGTTTTCGATGTATTCGAGCAATTCCGCTTCGACAGCCGCAGCGGCGGCCAATGCTGCAACCGTCACCTCGGCGACCGATCCGAATGTTTTGGCGCAGCAGACTTCGGAATTTGACACGCAAAATCAGGACAATACGGCGCTGGCCGTTGCGCAGATGCAAGCTGACAGCGCAAACACGTCCTCGAATAACACCCTAGCTGCCTATACCAGCGCGGCCAATGCGTCGCTCGGCGCGGCGACTGCGCAATATGACAGTGCGACCGCCGTTGCAACGGCCAATGACGCAGCCAGTATCCAGCTTGCTGGATTGCAATCGTCAATGGCTGAGACGTTGGGGCAACAATCGTCCATTACCTCAATGGTCGGCAATGAGTTTTCGACGTTGTCTTCGCTCGTCTCGAATGGTCAGACGAGCCAGAAAACGACGGCGACCGATCCCTCGTCCGCCGGAACTGCCTCCTATTGGCCCTATTGGCTCGGCGGGGAAAGCTCGGCAACGACCGGCGCGACTTCGACGACTTCGACGACTTCGAATCAGATGACTGGCGATCAGGTTTCCGAATTGTTTCAAAATTTGGCTGCGCAGGTTTCGGCCTTTGGCGGCGCGGCAGGATCGTCGGGTGGTACGTTCAATCTGACCGCTGGCAATGACAGTGTGTCGAATTATGCGCAGGCGTTCGGCACGAACTATTCACCCGCCGCCGTGACGCCTGCAACGATTGTACAAAACGTCATCACGCCCCCTGTCAAGCCGGGATCGTAAATCATGGCAAATCAAAACATCACGGTTTCGCCGTCCGCACCCGCCCCCGCCGCGCTCCCAACGATTGTCACAGGCGTCTCCTCGCAAAACATCGCCGGCCTACCTGGTGGCGTCTCCTCGCAAAATATCGCCGGCCTACCTGGTGGCGTCTCCTCGCAAAATATCGCCGGCCTACCTGGTGGCGTCTCCTCGCAAAATATCGCCGGCCTACCTGGTGGCGTCTCCTCGCAAAATATCGCCGGCCTACCTGGTGGCGTCTCCTCGCAAAACATCGCCGGCCTACCTGGTGGCGTCTCCTCGCAAAATATCGCCGGCCTACCTGGTGGCGTCTCCTCGCAAAATATCGCCGGCCCACCTGGTGGCGTCTCCTCGCAAAATATCGCCGGCCTACCTGGTGGCGTCTCCTCGCAAAATATCGCCGGCCTACCTGGTGGCGTCTCCTCGCAAAATATCGCCGGCCCACCTGGTGGCGCGACCGCAGTCTATGCGCAGGCCTTCGGCACGAACTATTCACCCGCGGCCGTGACGCCTGCAACGATTGTACAAAACGTCATCACGCCCCCTGTCAAGCCGGGATCGTAAATCATGGCAAATCAAAACATCACGGTTTCGCCGTCCGCACCCGCCCCCGCCGCGCTCCCGACGATTGTCACCGGCGTCTCCTCGCAAAATATCGCCGGCCTACCTGGTGGCGCGACCGCAGTCTATGCGCCGCAGCCTTTTGGTTTCGGTGGCCCGCTCGGCTTTGTCGCGCCGGGCTATGTTGGGACCGAGCCGCTTGTCGCTGCGGCTTATGCCGCGCACGGCGTCCCTTATCCCTATAACCCGTTTTTTGGTTGGACTCCGTTCAACTCGGTTTTTGGGGCGGAAATGACGCCATTTGGCCTGTTTCCATATCTTCGATCATTCTAGGGAGAGCTGAATAAATGTTTCCGACCGACTATTCCTCTGCCGCCCATTTGATCGCGGCTTTCGAAAGTTTCAGCGGCGTTGCCTATTGGGATGTCAACGCCTATCGCATCGGCTATGGCTCCGATACGCGCACGGCTGCGCAAACCAAGGTCCAGCGCGGCGATCATGAGACGATGGGCGATGCGCTGGCAAACCTTGTCAGGCGCATCCCACAGTTTGAGGCGACCATCGTCCATCAAATCGGCTCGGCGAAATGGGGGCAGGTTCCCACACCGGCGAAAAATGCGTTTCTGTCGTTTGCTTATAATTATGGCTCGTTGTCGCATGATATTGTCGATGCTTTCCGGATGGGGGATAGCAGACAAGCCATTGCCTCGCTTGTCTCCGCGCATGGCGAGGACAACAACGGGATGAATAGAGCACGTCGGCACAAAGAAGCCGCAATTATCGAAAGCTGCTAATCATGCCTATGGCGTTACGAAATCTGTCGCCAGTGCAGCAGGACGCTGCGCAGCAGATTTATGACTATTTTTATGGTTATGCGCAGCAGCAGGGTGCGGATGCTTCGACCGCCACGGAATTTGCAAACATCGGCGTTGGCGTTGCCTCGGGCGAGGGGCTTGGGATAACCAAAAATCCGTGGGAATCAAACCCGGACAGAGGCGTCACCGCGCTCGGACCCTTCCAACTCAACCTAAACTCCGGAGTTGGCTCAGATTATGGTCTAACACGCAATTCGCCCCCATCCGACCAGCTTAAAGCCGCCGCTGAGACTATGTGGGGTGATAGCGGAAACAACGGGACATATAACACCGGACCGTGGAATGCCGTCGGAAAGACCGTGGGAGGCTCCAATAATAGCGGCGCTGGACAAAGCTACGCTGAAAACATCGGCGCTCAATATGCCTCCCGCTATAATCTTGGGAGCGGCTCGTCAGCGCCCGTCGATCCGGGCGTTGCGCAAGACAATGTTGACGCCTACACGCCCTCGTCAGTCGGGCAAGGCGGAAACCCGACGCCCGGCGACGCCACTCCCTATTCAAACGCATCGATTGCCCCAAATTTCGGATCGCTTAATCAGGGCGCTGATACATCATCGATTGGCAATCCATCATTTGCCGATCCAACCTCGAATTTTGGCAATAGCACGCCGATCAATCCCAACTATTATTCGACGCCGACGATTACCGGGGGCGGCGGCGGAAACCCCGATGGGGGATCGAGCGGCGGCGGCGGCGCGTCGGACGATTGGTCCAGCAATCCGGCCTACATCATCCCGCAAAACGGCGTCGATCCGTCCCTAGGCGTCGCAAATTGGGCCGATCCAACACAAAATGCGGCTGCGACACCGAGCGAACCTGCCGTTCCGAGCGCGCAGGGCGCGGCAAAAACCATTTCTGGCGTGTGGAACACGCAAGGCGCAACGGCTGTTTCAACGGCGGGTGGCGAGCAAGCGCAGGCGACCGCAAGCGCTGGCAATGCCGTTTCCAAAGCGATCAACGGGGCGATCAACAAACTTTCGGGCGCGATCGGACAATCGGCGCAATTGACATCAAAGGCCAATACCGCCAATGTGCAAGGCGCGGAAGCAGCAGGGACGGGCTGGCTTAATAGCATATTCGCCAATACCCGAAACTTGTTTCAGCGTAGCATGATCGGTTTCATGGGGCTTATACTGCTTTTGGGCGCTGCCATGTACTTTTCGAGAGCTAATCAGGAGGCTTAAATGCTGCGAATCATCTTAGGCGTCTCGGTTGGCTATGCGATTTATCGCTATTTCAACCCCCAAACACCCTATGCTGGTTTCGTCTCGTCCGGGTGGGGATCGGGCAATGCTGGCGGCAATCTGCCCGGCGTTGTCCCGGCCAATGCTGTTTTGGGCACGGGGCTGGCGGGTGGTATTGGATCGCCTCCCGGCGTTGGCTTTATGCCGTCAACCACGAGCGGGGGTAGTCGATAATGGTTTCCCCGTCGTCCAGCGTCAGCGATGCGAGTGGTTTTGACAATTATGTTGTCGGAGCCATGATTATCGCTTTTGTTATATTCGTGACGGCGCGCGGCGAACTTGCGACCTATCTGCAATTGTTTTTCTACGTGCCACCGGCGACAAGCGCGGCGGCGGTCGCGAGCGCCGGAACCGGCGTCAATTCAACCGGGACCATCAGTCCATCGGACATGTCCCTTTTACAACAAGCTGCAAGCCAAGCCGCCGCGCTTGCAAAATCGGGAGTTGTCACCCCATGACCACAGCCGACAAACTCTTCGCCGGGTTGATCTCGCTGACGATGCTTGCCGTCCTCGTCACCTCATCCTCTCACACGTCCGGAGCGATCAAGGCCGGCTTTAGCGCCATGACCTTGCTTGTCTCGTCCATCATGCGCCCTGTTGCGGCCGCCAGCGCCAGCACACAAAATCGCGGTACAAGTCCGCTCCCCAACGCCCAGCCGGCTGGAGGCTCTTGATATGGCCTTGGGCTTTTTAATCATCGGTGTCCTTTGTATTGTTTCCGCCGTGCGCGGCAACATTCCGCAGGTCGCTGCGCAACTCAACAAGGATTTTACGCCATCCACAAGCGGGCCGTCGTTCTGGACGTGGATTGCCGCTATTCTCGTCTTTGCTGTGATTGGTAAGGCGTTTAACTTGGAAAAGTCGTCCAAGGTCTTTATCCTGTTGATTGTTGTGGTTTACACCCTCTCGCAAAACGGGATTTTCGGAAAATTCACAACCGCCGTCACCGCAACCACCGCGCCCGCCGCTTCAACCGAAAACGACACGGCTGCAACGGCGACGACCTCCGCAGCGTCCTCCTCCGCTGCGTCGAGCGCAGCCGCGCCCGCTTCGGCAACGGGCGCGGCTGCAACAGCTTCATCGTCCACAACGTCAGCGGCGTCTCCGCTCGCGTCGCCGCTCTCAGCGCTCACGTCGATGTTTAACCCGCAGAAACTCATTAGCGGGCTTGGCTCGGCGTTGGGATCGGCGCTCGGATCGTCGCTTTCTGGCGCAACTTCGTCCAGCACAACCACCGTCGATCCGGGCGTGAGCCAAGACAATGTTGACGCCGGAACCACAACCACAGGGGCAACAGCATGACGCCGCGAGGATGGGAGTTTGGATTTTGGGCTATCTTGGTCATGGGCGGCGCTTGCGCCGTCATCATGTACCAACATTCCATCCATACGGGATCGATCCTTTCAATGTTGTCGAGAGCGCCTAGCTCCGATCCGCTGACGGCTGCTGCCAATGCCGGGCCGTCCGCCGGTTACACCGCGCCCTCGCCCGCAACCGGCGTCGCAACGCCTTTGGGCAGGTTTGGAGATTTAGCCTTTCCCTATACGCCGGAAGGATTTTTTCAATGAGTGACGGACCGGGTAGCTCTGGCGTTGGCGCAATCGTCGGCATTTTCACAGCGCTTGTTGGCGTGGCGACGATTGCAATTCTCGTCTCACAAAAATCCCAAACCAGTCAGGTCTTGCAAGCGCTTGCTACGGGAGGATCGAATTTGATCGGCGCGGCTGTTTCGCCCGTGACCGGATCAAACGCCGGTTCTTCGTCGGGATCGAATAATTCGTCGTTCGGTTCCGGTTTTGGAGTACAAGCGCCGTGAGCGCCTTCACGCCAGACACAGGCACGATTTTTGACAACCCGTGGTTCACGGCGGAGCGTCCGATTTTCAAACGCATCCAAGCGCAGTCGGAACCAATGCTGGACGCGGCGCTTATCATTTTAGGGCTATGCATTATCATGCTGGCCTTTTGGCGCGGACATGCGGTTATCAAGGCGATTGTAATCGCTTGGATCGTTTGCCCATAATCTAGAGGAGCGGAAAATGTCGTTTTGGTCAAATGTCGAAAACTTTTTTGAAGCCACCGAAGCGGACGTGGCGGCTATCGTAACCAAAACCAAAGCCGGGCTTTTGGTCCTCGAAAGCGAGATCGCCTCGGCGCTCTCATGGCTGGCGAGCAATGCGCCGACCATCGAGAACGACATTGCGATCGCAGCTTCCTTCGCCGCCAGCGTCGGCGCGTCGGCAAACCCGCAGGTCGCAGCTATTCTGGTCGCAGCAAAAGAAGCCAGCGCGGCCCTGAATGCTGTTGCGGCCTCGGAACTGGCCGGCAATTCGAGCGCGACGACCGTCGTCCAAGGCTATGTCGCTTACAAACAGGCCGTTGCAGCATCGGCGGGCGCAATGGCGGCGTCGGCGAAAATGCCCATGGCGACCGCATAATGGCGATCATCGGAGGCGTGGGCGCCATTGTAGTCATCATCATCGTCGTCATCGTCATCTTTGTGTCGTCAATGGGGCGATGGGAGTAAAACAAACCCCCCCGGAAGTCGCGTGACTTCCGGGGTTTTTTAAATGCCTTACTCCTCCATTCCCATTTCATAGCGAGCATCGGCGGCATAAGATGCGGCTCGCTTTTGATGGTGGATTGTGGTTTCAATAATGTTCCGCCAATCGCTATACAACAAGACATAGCTAGGCTTTTCCAGCAGGCACATAAAGGCTTGAGACAGGAGCGTTTCAAGCTCGGATTGTCTTTGCAGGGTTGTTACGAGAGTGAGGCGGCTAGACATTAGTTTTTCCCTCCATTCAGTTCGGCCAGCATTACTACAGCTTCCGCACACGCTCGAGCGTAAGCCGTATTTATCCCTTTGGCGTTCAAGCTACCCCAATAACGCACTATTTTAACTCGGCTCGTCTCCCGAATGATCTTCGGCTCTTCCCCACGGTCATATGACACGATGGCGACGTTGCGACGATTGCCGTAACCGCCTACTAATTTGGCGGACGAAGTAATCATGGCGTATTTCATTTTGGTGACTCCGTTTCGATCAACTGATTATCTTTATAATCCTTTCGGCGCGTCTTGTCAAACAAAAAAACGCCCCGATTGTCTCGGGGCGTTTCGATTTTTTATGTTAGGTCTTGGCTCATCAGCCGTGAACGTTTGAGACAATTCGCGAAGTCTCGGCGCTCGGCGCGTCCGCCTCAATCTCGGCGATGGAATAGACCTTGTACGGCTGGCGATCTTCCCGCACTTTCGGCCCGTCCTTCCGACAAATGATAAACGACCTGTTGAGATAGTCGCCGTCTTTATAGGCGCGCTCCAATTCCGACTTAAGAACCGTGTTGGCAATCAAAACCTGCAGCTCGCCGGTTTCGAGATTGGTCACGTCGCACAATTCAGCCGGCTGCATTTTCGGAGCGCCGCCGCGCCCGGAAGACAGTTCCTCACCAACATAGATCGGCGATGTGATCGTGATCGCAAACGGCTCGTTGTCCACCTGACGCAAGACCGTGCGCGTGACTTGCTTGGCGACGCGGAAGGTCTTGCCGCCAATGGTCAGGCCAGCATTGCCGGGGGAGAGCATGAGGGGAGAGCGGGCGGGGGTGACGCCGCTTTCAAGTGCGACGAGTTCGGCGGCGGGAGTTTCGTCGGGATGGGGGCGGGGCGGCGTGTAGGCTTCCAGCGCGGGGGCGTCGGCGCTGTCAATGTCTGCGACCTTTTTGCTATGGGATGCGTTAGCCATTTTCGTTTCTCCACTTATTCGGCGTTTATGCCGTCTCTATATAGATACGATCTTGTTGCTGGTGTCAACAAAGATTTGCAGGCGACTTTTTGTTTTCGGGCTTTGGCAAATCGTTGCCGGCTTCCGCTTTGATCTTGGCCCCAAGGCCGAAAACAATCGCGAACGCCTCGGCACACTCTTGTTGTTTGCGCATATCACCTTCATTCATCAGCGAATAAACACCCAGAGCCTCGCCGTAATTCGCGAGAGCATGTGAAATAACGTCAAGCTCCGGTTCCGTAAGGACAAGAGTGTACTTACATTCTTCTTCGCTTTTCATCTTCTATCCTTTCGATTATCTTGGATTGCCTTACTAGCTTTTCCGCGCCGCGCAGGAAATATCCTTGTGTGCGCATTTCGTCCATGACCGACGTGTTAAACTCTTCCCAACTAATGGGCGATGCGCCGGACGGACGTTCTTTGTTCATCTTTCGCCACAGCGCCTTGCGCTCGGATCGATAGGATATGGGAGCGCGCGTCATCGTGTTTGATCTTCGATATTGTCGGCTATGGCGCGGAGGCTGAAGGCGTAACGCTTGGCTGCCTCAAGGTCAATTTGATTACCCCTCGAATGTAACCGAGACAATATCCAAACAGCCAACGTGCGCAACTCTGCGACGACCATCACTACGTCTGATTGCGATAGTTCGATCTTGTGTATTGTTTCCATTGTTCTGGTTCCTCTCAGTTGTCTTTTATCAGTAACACAAGATCAACATCTGTTTTGGTCGAACAGCAAGTACATTCTAGCCATGCCCCATCATCCCAATATGGGGCACTAACTAAAACAAGTACCACTATATCGTTTTCATTGGTATTACCACACGTTGTGCATGTGACCTTAAACAGTGGCTTTTCCATTGCGTTCTCTCCTCGTCTTTATCATCCACGCCCTCACCATACGCCGGTTCCCTGCCGCTCGCCATATCAGGACGCCCCGCGTTCGCGTTTTGGTCCTCCCATATTTTCGCACAATGAATGTGCGTTAATGCGGCAATGCGAATCAGTTGC